TTTTCGATATCCTTCCGTGTCTCGCGTCTCAGTGTTTGACGCAGTACTTTTATAGCTGATTTAGCTTTGCCGCCCTCTGCGTCATCGTGTGCGCGGAGCTCTTTAGTGGATCGCTTTTGAGCGAGTGTCTCAAGCGCGTCTTTTAGGTTATCCATGCCCGAAACATTGCCGTGAGTGTCTACGTTGATCACTGGCAAGAATGCTCGAACGTGTCCGGCAAGTCGGCCATAGGCTAAAGCGGTGTCGGTGATTTGTCGCGTTGTAGGTAGTGTGTTTGTCATTTCGTGTCCTCCTTGGACGTTGCGGTAACATGTTACCAGAATAACGGGCAGGCAGTGCCCATGTCCAATATGTTGCAGTATCCATGCCACCGATGAAAAACCCTTATAAATCAACGACTTACAGCATACCAACACCTGATATACCATCATTAAAGTGTTACTTTGATACCACTGGTAACACTGTCAAGGTAACAGGGTAACACTGAGGTAACACATTCATGCTGCTTATAGGTAACACAATACAGATTCATATCCTGAATTATTCAGACCAATGATGTTAACAGGGTTTACATTCAGGGCTGTGATGTACCTACTCAGACCCTCGCACCTCACCTTTGCAATCTGCATTGCATTCTGCGAAGCAATCTGCACCGTGACTCAGTAGTTGCAATCTGCAATTCTGTTGCATTCTGCGTCGCAATCTGGGGCGGGGGGGATCTGCACTGATGACTGGGTTGTTAGATCCTACCTAGATACAAAAAAGAGTGAAATTGAACCTTAATATAACCCCTAGTTATCTAACGAGAAACCTATATAACAAAAGGGTTTAAGCAGTTCAGAATCTCGACCGTGCTGGTACAGTTTAAAGGGCAATGTAATCTTATTTAAAATAATACTTGACAAACACTTAAAAATATGGTACAATAAATAGTATATTATGTCTTTAAAGATTCTTTACCGCGCTGTGTAAGATAAATATTATATGATAATCATTAAATGTATGACATATAAGCACGGTAACGAAACTTTAAAGAGACTTTAAAGAGGTATGTATGTCAGATGTTGATAATCCTCCTCGCCGAAAGCGTGGAAGACCGCGTAAAAGTGACGTAACATCAGTAAAAAAAGGAAGTCGTAACGCTGTTGGTCGCCCGAAGGGTGACGCTGCCGTGATCAACGAATATAAAGCAAGGATGTTAGCATCCCCGAAGTCGCGGAAGGTACTTGATACTATCTTTGATGCGGCGTTAGACCATGACCATAAGAATCAAGCGGCTGCTTGGAAGCTTGTTATGGATAGAATACTTCCTGTTGCTGCGTTTGAGAAGGATATTGTTAAGGATGGTGGTAGGAATGCCATTCAGATTAACATTAGTGGTGTTGGTGCTGTAGAGGTGCCTGAGCCTACAATCATAGAAGGCGAGGTTGTTGATGAGTCTTAAACACTTTACACGCGAAGAGTTTGATTGTCAGGTTACTGGCACCAACAACATGGAGATGGCGTTCTTAGAGAAGCTAGACGAGTTACGGGCGTACTGTGGATTTCCTTTCGTTATAACTAGTGGGTATCGGCATCCAACGATGCACCCCATAGAAAAAAAGAAAGAAGTTCCGGGTACTCATGCCCAAGGGATCGCGGCAGACATAAAAATAACTAATGCCGTTGATCGCCTTAAGCTTGTAAAGGCTGCTTTGTCTTTAGGATTTACTGGTGTAGGCGTTGCAGATGACTTTATACACGTAGACACACGCGGAACAACACCCGTTATGTGGACGTACTAGTGGATTTAGACATTGAACTACTGCCGTGGCAACAAGAAGTCTGGGCAGACGATACACGATTTAAAATAGTTGCGGCGGGACGACGTACTGGCAAGTCCAGACTAGCTGCATGGATGTTAATAGTTAATGCATTGCAAGCAGATAGAGGACATGTATTTTATGTTGCGCCGACCCAAGGACAAGCCAGAGACATCATGTGGCAAACTTTGCTTGAGCTTGGCAATCCTGTTATCTCTGGTAGCCACATCAATAATTTACAAATCAAGTTGGTCAACGGAGCAACCATTAGCCTCAAAGGGGCTGATAGACCAGAGACAATGCGTGGGGTGTCGTTAAAGTTTCTTGTTCTAGATGAGTACGCAGACATGAAGCCTGACGTATTTGAACAGATCCTGAGACCTGCGTTAGCTGACCAAAAAGGCTGTGCTATGTTTATTGGGACACCAATGGGCAGAAACCACTTTTATGAATTGTACAAATACGCGGAGATAGATGATGATCCGACCTACAAGGCTTGGCACTTTACGTCGTATGATAACCCGTTGCTGGACCCTGATGAAATTGACATGGCAAAAAAGTCTATGTCTTCTTATGCGTTTCGCCAAGAGTTTATGGCGTCTTTTGAAGCGCGTGGGTCAGAAATGTTCAAGGAAGATTGGGTTACGTTTGGTGAAGATGAGCCAGAAATAGGAGACTATTACATTGCAGTTGACTTGGCTGGTTTTGAAGAAGTCAACAAGAAACGTACCAAGAATTCAAAGCTTGATGACACAGCTATTGCCGTCGTTAAAGTTAGTGAGCATGGCTGGTTTGTTGATAATATTATTTATGGACGATGGAGTCTTGACGAAACAGCGGCCAAGATATTTCAGGCTGTTAGAGATTACCGTCCCGTTAGTGTGGGTATCGAAAGAGGTATTGCAAAACAAGCAGTAATGTCTCCGTTACTTGATATGCAAAAACGCTATGGTTTGTTCTTTAGAGTAGAAGAGTTAACCCACGGTAACAAAAAGAAAACTGATCGTGTTATGTGGGCATTGCAAGGACGATTTGAAAACAACTTTATAACATTAAACAAAGGCGAATGGAACAGTAGATTCTTAGACCAACTGTTTCAGTTTCCTGATCCATTAACTCACGATGACTTGGTAGATGCTCTAGCTTACATAGACCAAGTAGCTAATGTGGCTTACGACTACGATTATGAAATCGAAGACCACGAAATCTTAGACGTAGTAGCAGGATACTAATATGACTGATTTATACGAAGCAGACCCATTAATGATTCAAGAATCCTTAGAAGATTGGGTTATAACTAAATGTGAAGATTGGAGAGATAACTACGAAAGCAATTATGAACAGAAATTTGAAGAGTATTATAGATTATGGCGTGGTCAATGGGATCCTTCTGACAGTCAGCGTGGGTCTGAGCGTTCCCGTATTATTTCTCCTGCATTACAACAGGCAGTTGAGTCTAATGTTGCTGAACTAGAAGAGGCTACGTTTGGACGTGGAAAGTGGTTTGATGTTAGTGATAACTTTGGTGATACGGACAAGCAAGACGTACAGTTCCTTCGTAACAAACTTACAGAAGACTTTGAAAACTGCATGGTACGTAAGGCCGTTGCAGAATGCTTAATTAACTCAGCAGTGTTTGGTACAGGCATTGGTGAGATTGTTATTGAAGAAATGAAAGAGATGGTCCCCGCTACTCAACCTGTTATGGGAGGTGATCTTCAAGCGGTAGGTGTTAATATTACTGAGCGCGTTGTTGTTAAACTTAAGCCAGTACTGCCTCAGAACTTCTTAATCGACCCTGTAGCAACGTCTGTTGAAGATGCTATGGGTGTAGCTATTGATGAGTTTGTAAGCAAACACCAAGTAGAACTACTACAAGAGCAGGGTGTTTATCGTGACACGTATGTTGGTAATGCTGCTCCTGATACGGACTTAGAGCCTGACCAAGACCTTACAATGTACAACGATGATAAGGTACGTCTTACTAAGTACTATGGATTAGTGCCACGAGAGCTTCTAAATGAGGCTGTGAGCGACGATACAGAAGAGCTGGTAGAAGAGGAAGGGCCAGACTCAAAGTACGTAGAGGCCGTTGTAGTGATCGCTAATGGTGGTACGTTACTGAAAGCAGAAGCTAACCCATACATGATGGAAGACCGTCCTGTTGTAGCGTTTCCTTGGGACGTAGTACCCGGACGCTTCTGGGGTCGTGGTGTTTGTGAGAAAGGCTATAACAGTCAGAAAGCACTTGACACAGAGCTACGCGCTCGTATTGATGCGTTAAGCCTAACAATCCACCCAATGATGGCGATTGATGCAACAAGACTACCAAGAGGTGCCAAGCCAGAAATACGTCCCGGAAAGATGATACTAACTAACGGAGATCCTCGTGAAGTACTGCAACCCTTTAACTTTGGTCAAGTTAATCAAATCACTTTTGCTCAGGCCGGAGCCTTGCAGCAGATGGTACAACAAGCAACAGGAGCCGTTGACTCAGCAGGAATTGCAGGTCAGGTTAACGGCGAGAGTACTGCCGCTGGCATTAGTATGTCTCTTGGCGCTATTATTAAACGTCATAAACGCACACTAATTAACTTCCAACAATCTTTCTTGATTCCGTTTGTTAAGAAAGCAGCTTATAGGTATATGCAATTTGACCCCGAAAATTACCCCGTGGCTGATTATAAATTTAACGCTAGTAGTACTTTGGGTATTATTGCAAGAGAGTATGAAGTAACACAGCTAGTACAGTTACTTCAGACTATGGGCAAAGACTCACCGTTGTACAATACATTAATACAATCTGTTATTGACAATATGAACTTGTCTAACCGTGAAGAACTACTTGCAGCGTTGGCACAAGCATCACAGCCTAACCCCCAAGCACAGCAAATGCAACAACAAGTACAACAGTTGCAGATGCAGTTCCAGCAATCACAAACTCAAGCACTGTCTGCTCAAGCTCAAGAGTCACAGGCACGAGCCGCTAAGTTGGCAGCAGAGGCTCAGGTTGTTCCGCAAGAGCTTGAAATTGACAAGATCAATGCTATCACTAGAAATCTTAAAGAAGGTGACCAAGATGATAGAGAGTTTGAGCGTCGTATGCGCGTAGCAGAAACATTACTTAAAGAACGCGAAGTAAAAACAAGAGAGCAAGGTAGCAAACAACAGGAGACAAGAAACAACGAAACCCGTGAAGCTGAACAAATGCTAATGCAGCGTCTTAATCAAGAATGAACGTGGACCTAAAACTAACAGCTATCTACGATAAGTTACTGTCTAAGATACAGTCAGTAGAAGCTATCCGTGGAGAACAAGGCGATAAAGGTGACACAGGTGTTGCCGGTCCTACTGGTGAGCAAGGCGCTAAAGGAGACAAAGGAGATAGCGGTAAGGACGGTAAGGATGGTAAGGATGGTACTGATGGTATTGATGGTGCTGACGGAGCCGCAGGAGTAGGCGTAGAAGACGCTACAGTGGACTTTGACGGACACCTAGTACTTACCCTAACCAATGGCGAAGAAGTTGATGCAGGGTCCGTTAAGGAGCTTTCAGAGGATACAGAAAAGCCTGCTAATGTTTACAACATATCTATGGGTAGCTTGTCTAGTCGAGCAGACCTAAAGAACGCTAGGGCTAAGATTGTTACTAGTGACCATACAACTGGCGGTTCTGAAATCCTTAAAGTTACTTCTAGTGTTGTGATTAACCTAAGACA